CTGGCTGGCGGGTCCTTTCCGGCGATCCGGTAGGCTACGGGGCGGCGACCTTGCGGGTTTTCGCTATTTATGAGTATTTTTAGGGGATTGGTGGTGGTTTTGTTGTTCGCTCTATCTCTATGAATAAAAAGGGAAAGATAAAACCAATACACCAACCTGAAACATTACTTAAGTGGGGATATTGATGAAATCGTACCTGATGAACAAAAAAAACATGGCGCAAAGCTGCCGTGTAAGTGCGACAGCGTTCGACAAGTGGGGAGTGACTCCCGTTGAACGTAAAGGCCGCGAGGCGTTTTATGATGTTGCCAGCGTAATAGACAATCGGGTTAGCAATGCAATTAACCAGATTACAGACGACAAAGGCGAGATTGATAATGATGAACTTTTGCGAGTCAGGATCAGATTGCTGACAGCGCAGGCGGAGGCGCAGGAGCTTAAAAACGAGCGCGAACGCGGCGACGTTATTAGTACGGAATTTTGTATATATGTGCTTTCAAAACTGGCGAGTCAGATTTCTTCAATCATGGACAGTTTGCCGCTTACCATGCAAAGGCGCTTCCCACAGATTACCCCCGCTATGCTGGATGGACTTAAAAAGGAAGTTGTCAGAGCCTGTAACGCATGCACAAAACTTGATGAAAACATCCCGCGAATACTGTCCGATTATCTGATGGAAACTACCGGAAATGTGCCTGATAAGTTTCAGCCGGATAAAGACAAGTAACGTAGCGCACTATGACAGAAGCCGAACTACTGGGATTAATCCGCCGCGTTACCGGAATCAGCCAGCAGGCTGGCACACAGGAGGCCATGCAGCCTGATACCGTCACCGCTGAAAATTACGCGCGTGTGGTGGCTGAGGTGATGCGCTGTGACGGTATCGATCTTAACGGCGTGGATATGCGCGACATACGAACCAGGGTATTAGAGTTGCTGGCATACCGTCGACGTGTGGCGATGTATCAGGAGAGCGAGAAAAAAACTTACCAGTGGAAGAAGCCGGAACGGTTACGGCGGTAACTTGCTGAGATTAAAGCAAAGCTCAATTTTGAGCCTGGTGATTTTATTGATAAGAATGGCGATGCCTGGCCAGTGTTTAACATGACGAAAGCCGGTAACGTGCTGATATTCCCGATAACGCAACATTGCGCTGGCTGGCAAAGTGCAAAATTGCACGATGGCCTAACCCATTGATTATTTCGAAAACCTGCAATGCAGGAAATGAGGGACAGTAAGACTAACCCATTGATTCTTCCACAATCCTCAAATTGAGGAGGCCGGGAACATCCCCTAAATCCGGTGATGTATTCGGCCCCTTCAACTGGTCCAGAATGGCGTGGGCGGAAATCCGCCTCTGAAAAGTACGCAGAACATCCACCGGATACGAAACCGATACAGGTACGCAAAAAATCAGCGTCCAGCCACCAGCCAGACTGCAGAACATCCAGATCACTGGCAGTAACTGGTTGATATTCCCGACGGCCCAAAAATGGGTTAGCTGGTGGGTGAGTTGCAGATCTGCAACTCGACCAGAAACTACGGAAACTACCCGTAGTTTGGGTAGTAAGAGTAACACCCAGATTTTGGGGCTTACCCGCGATACCAAAATACAGGGGATCGGTGGAAGAAATATCGTTTCTTATATGTGAGCACCGAGGGCGGAATTCCGCCTTTGGTTACTTATTGTGCTCATGCACAGGGAGGGGGCGGGTCAAATCTCTGTATCCTGACCTCTTCAGGACTGCCCGCCCCATCGATTTTTTATACCCGCGAAAAATGAAAAACGCTTCACGCTGGTGGGCCTGATGCCGATATGGGGAGCCGCATACCGGAGAATATCCACCAGCACGGCAACAGCAGAATAGCCCCGACACAGAAAAACCACGAATATGGGGTTTTTGTTATGGCATGGTCATGATGACCGCCCTGCTCTGAATGGTGGAAATCACCACGCAGATCATCCACCAGCTTCATGACGGATAGCCGGAAAATGATAATGATTAAAGCGTGTTGATCTTTGTTCGCGGTTGTTCGATATTGTTCGTGAAGCGGTGTAGTTAATGGTGTAGTTAATATCACTGTTTTTGACGGGCTTGTTATTTGCAACATAATGAAAAATAAAGACTAATTAACTAAATGATATAAATGATAGTTATCTATCATGTGAAGTAGATTGGTCAGGCAAATAAGCTCTTGTCAGCGGCAGAGCGTTCTGCCGATAACCGTAACCGAAGATGATAACTGACAATGGGTAAAACGAACGACTGGCTGGACTTTGAGCAACTGGCGGAAGAAAGAGTGCGCGACGCGCTAAAACCGCCATCTATGTATAAAGTGATATTAGTCAATGATGATTACACTCCGATGGAGTTTGTTATTGACGTGTTACAAAAATTCTTTTCTTATGATGTAGAACGTGCAACGCAATTGATGCTCGCTGTTCACTACCAGGGGAAGGCCATTTGCGGCGTCTTTACCGCTGAGGTTGCAGAAACCAAAGTAGCGATGGTGAACAAGTATGCGAGGGAGAATGAGCATCCATTGCTGTGTACGCTGGAAAAAGCCTGAATGCAGGCATAAAAATTGGGGGAGGTGCCTATGCTCAATCAAGAACTGGAACTCAGTTTAAACATGGCTTTCGCCAGAGCGCGCGAGCACCGTCATGAGTTTATGACCGTCGAGCACTTGTTACTGGCGTTGCTCAGTAACCCATCTGCCCGGGAGGCGCTGGAGGCGTGTTCCGTAGATCTGGTTGCGCTCCGTCAGGAACTGGAAGCCTTTATTGAACAAACCACGCCCGTTCTGCCTGCCAGCGAAGAAGAGCGCGACACGCAGCCGACATTGAGTTTTCAGCGTGTACTACAACGTGCGGTATTCCATGTTCAGTCCTCCGGTCGCAATGAGGTTACCGGTGCGAACGTTCTGGTCGCTATCTTCAGCGAACAGGAATCACAGGCGGCTTATCTGTTGCGCAAACATGAAGTCAGCCGCCTTGATGTAGTGAACTTTATTTCTCATGGCACGCGTAAAGACGAGCCATCTCAGTCTTCTGAACCAGGAAACCAGCCGGGCAGTGAAGAACAAGCTGGTGGGGAGGAGCGTATGGAGAATTTCACGACTAACCTGAATCAGCTTGCACGAGTGGGCGGCATTGACCCACTGATTGGTCGTGAGAAGGAACTGGAACGCGCCATTCAGGTTCTTTGCCGTCGCCGTAAAAACAACCCGCTGCTGGTTGGTGAGTCTGGCGTCGGTAAAACTGCGATTGCGGAAGGTCTCGCCTGGCGCATCGTCCAGGGCGATGTGCCGGAAGTGATGGCTGACTGTACGATTTACTCTCTGGATATCGGTTCTTTGTTAGCAGGCACCAAATATCGTGGTGACTTTGAAAAACGTTTTAAGGCGTTGCTCAAACAACTGGAACAGGATACCAACAGCATTCTTTTTATCGATGAGATCCACACCATCATCGGTGCAGGGGCAGCATCTGGCGGTCAGGTGGATGCGGCTAACCTGATCAAACCGTTGCTCTCAAGCGGTAAAATTCGCGTTATCGGTTCAACGACATATCAGGAATTCAGCAACATTTTCGAGAAAGATCGTGCTCTGGCGCGCCGCTTCCAGAAAATCGATATTACTGAGCCGTCGATCGAAGAAACCGTTCAAATTATCAATGGCCTGAAACCGAAGTACGAAGCGCACCACGACGTGCGTTATACCGCGAAAGCGGTGCGTGCGGCGGTAGAACTGGCGGTGAAGTACATTAACGATCGCCATCTGCCGGATAAGGCGATTGATGTCATTGACGAGGCCGGCGCGCGTGCGCGACTGATGCCGATCAGCAAGCGTAAGAAAACCGTCAATGTAGCGGATATTGAGTCCGTGGTAGCTCGTATCGCGCGTATCCCTGAGAAGAGTGTTTCTCAGAGTGACCGCGATACGCTAAGAAACCTCGGCGACCGTCTGAAAATGCTGGTTTTCGGTCAGGATAAAGCTATTGAGGCGCTTACCGAAGCTATCAAGATGTCGCGTGCGGGTTTAGGCCATGAACATAAACCGGTCGGTTCGTTCCTGTTTGCTGGTCCAACCGGGGTCGGTAAAACTGAGGTTACAGTGCAGCTTTCCAAAGCTCTGGGCATTGAGCTATTACGCTTTGATATGTCCGAATATATGGAACGTCACACTGTCAGCCGTCTGATTGGCGCGCCTCCGGGATACGTTGGTTTTGATCAGGGCGGTTTGCTGACCGATGCGGTAATTAAGCATCCGCACGCGGTGCTGCTGCTGGACGAAATCGAGAAAGCGCATCCAGACGTGTTCAACATTCTGTTGCAGGTGATGGATAACGGTACGCTGACCGATAACAACGGACGCAAAGCAGACTTCCGTAACGTGGTATTGGTGATGACCACCAACGCTGGGGTACGAGAAACCGAGCGTAAATCGATTGGCCTTATCCAGCAGGATAACAGCACCGATGCGATGGAGGAGATCAAGAAGATCTTTACGCCGGAGTTCCGTAACCGCCTCGACAACATTATCTGGTTCGATCATCTTTCTACTGATGTGATCCATCAGGTGGTGGATAAATTCATCGTCGAGTTGCAGGTACAGTTGGATCAAAAAGGCGTTTCTCTGGAAGTGAGTCAGGAAGCTCGTAACTGGCTGGCCGAAAAAGGTTACGACCGGGCAATGGGAGCGCGTCCGATGGCACGTGTGATTCAGGATAACCTGAAAAAACCGCTCGCCAACGAACTGCTGTTTGGCTCGCTGGTGGATGGCGGCCAGGTGACTGTTGCGCTGGATAAAGAGAAAAATGAGCTGACCTACGGCTTCCAGAGTGCGCAAAAGCATAAACCGGAAGCCGCGCATTAATCTGATGGCGAAAAAAAATGCCTGATGCGCTGCGCTTATCAGGCCTACAAGGTTCGTGCAATCTATTGAATTTGCATGATTTTGTAGATTGGGTAAGGTGAATGTGCCGCATTCGACATAAACAAATCGCACGTTGTTAACAATCTGAGTCCGTAATCCTGTATGGGGTTACGGACTTTTTTTGCGCTTCGACGGAGCAGATGTGACCTTTTTTTGCGGGGGTGACGTAATTTATTGATAAAACTATGCGCAGGGATGTAGGGATAAAAAAGGGTCTGAGCGGGGAGTATTGATGGTTTCGCTTTATTAACAACGGACTAAGCGTGTAGTATTTGAGTTCACTGCCGTACAGGCAGCTTAGAAAGACTGGTTTAAACAGCGCTACGGCCAGATGTTGTTCACTGCCGTACAGGCAGTTTCACAAATACGATGATGGCAGAAATTTAGCTGCGTTATGGCGTTCTCAACTCCGAACCATTAGCTTCAGTACACAATAACAATCGTAATAATTGCGACGGAAATCAATTTTCAGCACATAAATCAATGCTGTACTAAGCCCAATACCTTCAAATATAAAATAATCACAGGATGTGTTTATGTCTTCGAATTACCTTACGCCTTCCGATCTCAAAACCATTCTCCACTCCAAACGCGCCAATATTTATTATCTGGAAAAATGCCGGGTACAGGTGAATGGTGGGCGGGTGGAGTATGTCACCAGCGAAGGTAAAGAGTCGTACTACTGGAATATCCCCATTGCGAATACCACAGCATTGATGTTGGGGATGGGAACATCCGTGACTCAGGCGGCGATGCGTGAATTTGCTCATGCCGGGGTGATGGTGGGCTTTTGTGGTACGGATGGTACGCCGCTGTATTCGGCAAATGAAGTTGATGTTGATGTCTCCTGGCTCAGTCCGCAAAGCGAATATCGTCCTACTGAATATCTTCAGCAGTGGGTTTCTTTTTGGTTTGTTGAAGATAAACGACTTGCCGCCGCGAAACGTTTTCAGTTAATCCGCCTGACACATATCGATAAGCATTGGACCAGCGCGAAAATGCAGCGTGAACACGCCTTTCAGCCTGATGCTAATGCGCTGAAGACCCTGCTAAATCGTACTCGCGAAGAAATCGACGCGGCAGAAAACCATACGCAGCTTATGCTCGTAGAGGCCAAATTGACCAAAGCACTCTACAAAATGGTGAGCCAAACCGTGGGTTATGGCGATTTCACTCGCGCAAAACGGGGCGGTGGTATTGATATGGCCAACCGCTTTCTCGATCAAGGGAATTATCTGGCTTATGGACTGGCAGCAGTCGCAGCGTGGGTAACAGGTATCCCGCACGGTTTAGCAGTAATGCACGGTAAAACACGTCGCGGCGGGCTTGTTTTTGACCTTGCCGATCTGATTAAAGATGCCCTGGTTATGCCACAAGCATTTATTGCCGCAATGGCGGGAGAAGATGCTCAGGAGTTTCGTCAACGCTGTATCAATATCTTTCAACAAGCGGATGCGCTGGATGTCATGATCACCTCTCTGCAGGAAACGGCCCAGGTACTGGCTAAGGTTGACCAATGAATGTCCTAATTATCTCGCGCTGTACGAAAAATGCTCGTGTGGAAAGCTGCCGTATTATTGATCAGTTTGCTGAACGTACAGGTGATGCCGCATGGCAAACGGTGATTACTCTGGAAGGAGTTAATACACTCCGCCGTTTACTGCGCAAAACTGCCAGGCGAAATACCGCAGTGGCATGTCACTGGCTAAAGAAGAATGGACAAATGGAGTTGATGTGGATTGTGGGTAATATTCGTCGTTTTAATGCTCAGGGGCGCGTTCCCACAAATCGCACAACGCAAACCAGCCTGGTGAACAAGGAAGAAAACCGCTGGCAATGTGCGGAAAGCATTGCGCTGCTGGCAGCCATCGCCGGGTTATTTCATGATTTTGGAAAATCCGGACGCAGCTTTCAGCAAAGCCTGACCCAAAAGAATGCCCGCAGTTATCAACCATACCGACATGAATGGATCTCACTGCGGCTCTTTCAGGCGTTTGTCGGTGATCGGCCCGACGATGTGTGGCTGGCGAAGCTTGGCGAACTTACGGCAGATGATGAATCTGCGATTCTGGAACGCCTGCTAAAAGACACGCCTCAATTTTCAGATAGCCCATTT